GGACCTTGTGCTACCTGATTAACTAAAACAACAGCATTGCTAGTAGAGAATCCTGCTATATTACTTCCATCTGATTGGAGAGTAAATTCAGTAGTTAATCCAGTGAAATTGCCAGAAATATCATCAAAGATATAATTGCCAGCATAAGGTTCATTAGAACTACCAGTAAGACCTGATCTCATGAATGATCTACCGTTAAAGGTAGAATGAGTAGCAACCCCTACCCAATCCCTTTCATCTGGTTCATTGGTAGTGGTTGAAAGTGGTACTAATCCTACAGGAGCAGTAAAGAAGTTAACAGTACTATCTACAATATTATAATTTCCTTCTACCTTAGTAATTAAAGTTCCATCACTATGAACACCTGATTGTGTTCCCATCCAAGGTCTAGTTACTAATAGAACGTTAGTAGCACCCAATCCAACAGAATCCACCTTCATAATCTCATCACCAATTTTCAGCATATCTCCACCAGTAATAGATGTTATTCCTGATAGTTTAATCTTATCTGTAGTAGCTGATACATCAGCACTAATAGTAGTAGTTACCGCAGTAGCAACTATTGGTGATTGAATTACATTATCAATACTTAATATACATCTTGAGTTTTGCTTCTTAGAAGTAAAGGAATGAGAAGTTCCAACACCAACAGCAGTAATATCCAAATAAGTAGGTGTAGTCTTTAATGCATTCTCTGCAGAAGTTGCAAGTCTAATACTAGTATCATCTACCTTAACAGCATAAACTGTAGAAGGCATTTTATCAGTAGTACCATAACCAGGTATAGATTGAGACTCAATTTCAATTGCTGAAGTAGTACCAGATCCAGTATATCTGTAAGATAACTCCTCTCCAGTAACAAAGTAATGATCAGGTATAGTAATAGTATCTTCAGTCAGACTAACTGTTGTAGCAGCACTTCCTACAAAGTCTCTCTTAAAGATTGGTAGTTGTCTATGATTAAGATCAAATGCTCTCTTAACATCAGTCTCAGTAGCAGTATAAGCACCAAATCCAGTGTCAATAGTAGCATTAGTCAAATCTATTTCAGTATTCTCATTTGCCTCATCAACTAGTCTTAGAGCAGCTTGGAATACCCTAACCTGAACATTAGCACTTGCTATAGGAGTAAATGTTAAAGTAGTATAGTCTCCAGAAATAGCAGCACCAAAATCACCAAGGTTTGTTACAGTTTGGTTAATAGCATATTCTGTTATGTAAGAAGTAGTACCATCATCCACTACTATAACTTCTGATATCTGATAATGACTATTAGTGGTATCTTCTATGCATACAACATAATAAGCACCATTAAATGTTTCGGTTTCATACTGTGCCACTGTAGTAGCAGATGGGGAACCACTAGAAGATATAGAAGTATATCTAGAATCTAAATTAGCAGTATTTAATGATGTAGTACCAACTCCAGCAGATGAAGCATTTCCAAAATCAACATGTACAGTATTAGCAACATATGTACTTGCAGTAGATACTGTAGGATGAAGATCTAAATGAACCCTAGAACCAGCAATATATGCACTATAAGTTCCAAGACCAGGTTCTCCAGAAGCACTACCAACAATACCAGTAGATAACTGCCCATACTCAATCATATCGACATTAGTTCCATCATGAACCAATGTTATCTCATCATGTTCCCAATATGATGCATCACTAGCAGCATAGGATACTAATACCTTAGATCCTCTATAAGTAGTAGCAAAGGATACAATACTATGCTGTGTGGTAATTCCTAAAGGTATAGTTGTAGTGCTACTAGTAATATTAACAATTCCACCCAATCCAGTAGAACCTACACCAGCAACACTGTCTGAAATGTTAAATGCAACATTAGAAACATCATAATTATTATACTTAAACTTCTTAGGATAGAATAAAAGTCTTCCATCATCACCAGCAATATCCATATCATAGGAACCTAAGTCCCCACCAAATTCACCAAGGTCTGTGTTAGTTTCAACTCTACCATACTGGTTTAAGAAGATATTACCACTATCATCATGAAGAGCAGATACTAAGAGTATTTGTCTTTCTTTAGTATATCTCTTATCTCTAATAAAGGTAAGATATTTTCTATACCTTACACTTGCTAATGTAAAACTATCAACAGACATAAATGCATCTGTTCTAGCATTATTATTAAAATCACCACTAATATCATCAATAGTTAATACTCTATTTCCAATAGATTCATTATAGTCTGCAAGAATTCTAGATTCAAAAACTATTTCATCTGAAATTGTTTTACCCTCTATTTCTAATGTTTTTTCTGTTACAAGATCAAAATCATATACAGTATTCAAATCTTGAATAGAAATTAAATCATTTACAACTTCAAAAACAGTTCCTGTTTGTACAGTAGATACACCTACTTCTGGTTCTGTTCTTATAACTAAATCACTAAACTTTTTAAATCCTGCAGTATGATTTAAAGAACCTACAGGTTCTTTCCATTTTTCATATTCAATTTCAGATTTAAGTGAATATGAAAAATATTGATAATAATCACTATCAAAAATTCTTTGCAAACTATCATTTAAGAATCCAGTATTCTTTTTAAACCCTTCTTTTACAATAGAAGAAGATGATACAGAATATATAGATTCATCCACTAAAACTTCAGTAATAGTTCCCTTTAACCCAGAAGATTCTGCAAGGAAAGATTTTCCTACTTCAAAGTCTCTTATTGCAGACACTCTTAAGTATCCATACTTAGTATTCCAACTTTGAAGAGTTCCCTTAAGATCTCCAGAAACTACAGTTTCTCCTTTATCAAAAATACCAGTTTTTAAAGAAATATCAAAAATTGGCCAATCTTCTTGAGCTACAATTTTACCAGTAGAAAGATTTGATTTAAATAATCCTGGAACCTCACCATCAGGAATAATATTAGATAAATTATATCTTACAGTTCCAAGACTTCCTCCAATATTAGGATCTGTCTCTAAAATTTCAAATAGAGTATAATCATAACTTGAAGAATTATATCCCAATCCAGTGCTTCCTAATCCAACACTTACACCTTCAATTAATACTTTTTTACCCACTTCAAATGGATAATCAGCAGCATCACTAAAACTAGCTCCAATAGTTACTGTTACATCTTTTGTTCCACTATTATAATCAATATTATTAATACTAATTCCATTAGAATTATCAATAGGAATTAATGTGGGAGTAATATTATTTAAAGTTTTAGTATTTCTTAAAATAGTGATATGACTATCTCCAAGTTCATAATCTAACTCTACATCTTTAACTTCCTTTTGTGTTAATCCATCCAAAAGAACTAATCCAGGAGAATCTAAGTAATTTCTACCAACTGAACTAATTCCTATTTTATCAATAGTAGCAAGTAAATCTACTTTAATTAATTGAGGAATATTTGCCTCAGGTCTCAAAGTTTTATCTACTGGATAATCAAAACCAATATCAGAAATTTCAGCATTACTTATTCTTCCAATATCTGTACCTTTTGTTTCCAAAATTGCATTTTTACCTGATGTAGTAATAATAGTACTAATTCCAGGTAAAGTATTATATTGATATCCAGTATTAGTTACTTTAATTTTAGATATAGGACCTGAAGCATTTTCAGAATCTGTAGTATATTTAAATACACCATCTGCAGAAGTGTATTCTAATTTTTTAGGAACTCTAGAAGTTATAAATGAGAATGTAGTAGATCCTACACCCACAATTGAATGAATGTCATTTAACGCATTGAATACAAATGATATTGAATTTGAATTTGTAATATTATCACTATCTCTAACTATCTCTTTTTTAACTTCTGTATTTAAAGTTTCATTTATAGGTTGTAAATTATAATATAATATTTGATCTATTTCCTTAACATTTTTTACTGTAAGGTTAGCATTAGCATCTATACCAATTCTTCCAGTTTTAGAAACATTAAAATCATTAGTTTTTCCAGAAGTAATGAATAAATCCTTAAGTAAAGAATCCGAATAAAGATTAAAATCAAATGCAGAATAAGAAACTTCATTATTAATAAATGATAAAGATGAATCAGAAAGATCAAAATATATCTTCAAATCTTTCTCTAAATTAATAGGAGGATTAATAGGAGATATAGTTCCATTAGAAGCACTAGTAATATTAATTACATTTGGATTTAAATTTACAGATTTAGAGAAAGTGGAAGATAATTTAATTTTATTTTCATCTACTACATTTACAAAATAAATTCCATTATCCACTAATCCTCCAGGAGAAGTGGTTGCAGTTGCGATAACTTTTTGCCCTGTTATATAACCATGTTTAGCAATAGTAATAGTATTAAGATTAGTATTGACATCACTAGAAGTAAATGTTCTAGGATTAATTACCATTCTTCTATTATAATCATTATAAGCTACATTTATTGTGGTGGTTATTCCTGGTTTAACATCTAAAACTACATTATCATTAACACTTAAACCATGAGTAGAAGAAGTAGAAACTGTAGTTGTTGATTTAGTTACTAAACCAGTTATTTTATTATTATAATTAGTCTTAAGACTATGATATACTCCAGTACCTATACCAATAAAATATAATGTAGAAGCAGTAGTAGTACTATCAATACCAACAAAAGATCCTGTAGATCCTAACCCTACTCTTGCAGTAGAAATACCAATTAAATCATTTGTTATTCTTGCAGCATATACAGTTTGCTGATCAGTAAGAGCAAATCCATCAATTCCATCAGTTGATACTGATACTGCAGTTCCAGCATTTACATTATATGTTAAAGTATCTCCCGTTAATAATCCATGATCTTTAAAATAAAGTGATTTGGTAGGAATGAATATTTCACTTATTCCTGTTCCTGGATTAGAGAAAACTAAAGTAGATCCAATACCTACTCCAGAAATAGTTCCCAATCCTACAGATTCTAATGGATTAAAATATAATTCTTTATCAGTTCTTATATTTGCATTATCTTTAATGTTAACTGAATCAAAGAAAGTAAAAGTCTTAGGTTTTTGAGAAACAAGACTAGTATGAGTATGAGATGATCCTATAGTAGAATTATAATCTCTTATAACTCTAACTCTAGAATTGTCAGTATCAACATTCAATACTTTTACACACTCAGTTCCTATACCTAAAATATCATTTTCTCTTATAAAAGGAGATCTTACATACCCATCCAAATTAAAATAGGTTACAATACCTGTATTAAGAGTAGGATTAACTGCACCAAATAATTTAAAAGTAGCAGTAGATACTCCAATTTGTACATTAAGATTATTTGTTACTCCTGTAGTAGATACTCCAGAAATATGTACTGTTTCAGCATGAGTTAAATTATGAGGTAATGTAGTATAACCTACTACCTGTCCAGGATAATCCCCATAACTAAATTCTGTATTTGGGTGTTCAGTATAAGCAATACTAACATTAGTAATGGGTTTTCCTTGAATAGTATCTACTACAGATCTAGCTCCATAACCACTAGATCCAACATCTTCAAAAACTACTTCATCACCTACTTTATATCCATCTCCTCCTGTATTAATTCCTACAGATTGTATCTGTCCAGAAGTAGTAGATTTAACATAAGTTCTTTGTTGCTGAATATTATTTGGATCTATCAAATAATCATATTCAGTGTCTGTAAAAAGGAAATTATAAGGACCAGTATTTCTAATTAAATTAGTTTTATTAAGATCTATATTATCCTGATTAGATTTACTTTCAAAATTATATTCAATAGGCTGATGCTTAAATGAATTACCTATAAAATATGGAAATTGAGGTTTTCTATAATTTTTAAATGATCCTTCAGAATCTCGAGATGTAGGATTAATAAGACCAAAATATGCATAAACTCCATTAGGGAATTCTGGTGTTTTGCAAAATCTTCCATTATGCTGATCTAAATCTTTATTATCACTATAAGTATAATCTTCAACAAAAAATCCTTCACTATAGACCATATCCCCATTAGAAGTAAGAGGATTTGGTCTAATACTTGATATACTCGGAGAGTATCCAGATTCTAAAATTTTAATAGGACCACCAGAGGCACTAGTATATCCATATGGACCATAAATTGGACAACCATCATAAGACCATCCAATAATTGGAGAATGGTTTATAGAATCTTCTTCAATGTCATTTTCCAAAGACATATCAGGAACAAAAACTTCTCTATCAATAACAGTCTTTTTAACATAAGTAGTTTGTCTTAATTTTCTAGGAACATATAAATGAGAATACTGAAGACCGTATTCTTTATTTAAACCAGTACTAATAATTCCATCATCAGTTGTAATTTGATCATTTTCTATTAATCTTTCAACTGTATTAATAGTCCAAGTTTTTGGATTAGAATAAAAATCAGCTCCAGTACCATTAGAAGTTACTGTTATAGAAACATCAGTAGAAGTATATCCTATTCCACTATTAATAATTTTAACAGAATCTACAGTTCCACTTTTTAAAATAGGAATAATTGTACATCCATTTCCAGTTCCTTTAACTGTTAATGTTGGAGGAGAATTATATTCTTCTCCTTTATTCAATACTATGACTTCAGATAATTTTCCACCAGCATCTATGATAGGTATTAATTGGGCATTCTTACCATTTTTTAAACTAATTGTAGGTTGTCTATTGTAATTAATAATATCAGAAGATCCATAACCAACTCCACCATCAACAATATGGACAGATTTAATACTTCCCCTTACTATAGGTCTTAATTTAGCATTAAAATTCTGACCAGAAAAAGTAGAAACACCAATATTTCCAACTATTTCTACTGTAACTGGTGGATAATTAAATAAATGTTGTCCAGATCCACCAGAAGTTAAATTAACATATTCCTTATTTTTTATATAAAAATTAGCAGCAGTAGATCCTACTCCTACTTGCGATAATCTAAATGACCCTCCATCTATAACAGTTATATAATAATTTGTTAAAGTTGAAAGACCAGATATAGTATCAGTAGATTTGCTATCATATCTTATTAATTCTCCAGTTTTATATCCATGACTAGGTATACTAATTATATTAGTAGCAGTATTAATTCCAGAAGAAGTAGTGGATGTTAATTTATTAGTATAACCAGAACCAGAACTTCCAATACTAATAGATTTAAGTATTCTCTTTTTATTTGCACATTTTAATTCATGAATACCTGCACCATAAGTAGGTCCTAATCCTATAGTATTAACTCCAGAAATAGCATCTGAATAATTAACATGTAATGCAACAGTAGATGCATCTATAAGAGAGCAATAATATGCTGCATCAGTAGTTAATCCTGCAATTGCTGTTTGAGTATCTGTAAGATAAGTTACAAGTTCTCCTTCTCTAAATTTATGATAAGTAGTAAATCCAATAGTATTATTAGTAGTGGAAATATATCCTCCAATTTCAGTAGAATCAAAAGTTAAAGAATGATCCCTTAATACTAAATTAGGAATGGCAATACATCCAGATCCATTTCCTCCGCTTATTTTTATAGTAGGTCTAGTAAGATAATCAAATCCCTCATCAACAACATCAATTTTTTCTACAGAACCTTGAACCTCACAATAAGCAGAGACTCCAACACCTGTACTATCTGTAATAGACATAATAGGAGGATTTATTACATCATAATCATCTCCTCCACTAGTAACTGAAATTTCTTCAATAGGTCCATAATGAACAACATCATTTGACTTATAATTAAGTATTTCAACCCCATTTATCAAAATACCAGTTTTTCCTCTAGGTGTTGGTAAATTAGTAAGAGTTGAAATAGGATCTTTAATCTTTCTTATTAATTTTTGAGATTGAATAGTTTTTTTATCAAAATCAGACAAATTAAATTTATTATTATCTACAGTTCCCGAAAAAGAAACATATAACTCATTAGCAATATTGGAAGTACTTCTACAAATTTTAAAAG